TGGTTTCATATTATCTGGTAAACCAAACTGATTTCTAGATCCACTAGGATTTATGATTATACCATCTAAGTAACCACCAAATGATTTTCCTGCTTCAACTATATGTGTCCCTTTCCATACTCCATCACCATTTAATCTTGGTCTCATATGTGCAGGACCAATAATATCTACCACAACTGCAGTTGTTTCTCCATCAGAATTTTGTATCTCTACACTCTCTCCTACTCCCCCTGAGCCATTACCACCACCATTACCACCAGAGCCACCGTTACCATTTCCACCACCATTCCCACCGTTCCCATTTCCGTTAGAACTTCCGTTAGACTTGCCATTACCATTACCATTCTTTTTAGAATCCTCCTTTTCATCTTCACGCTCTCTACGAAGATACCCACCAACTCCTC